TATGTTTCTACTGAAGGTACTATTATAGAAGATAATGGTGTTAGAACTATAGATGCTGAGTATAGAGAAAAAATTGATGATACTATTAGAGAGTTATTATTTGAGTATAGAGATCAAATAAAAGATTTTACTACTATTAGTGGTACTACAGAGCAAAGGTTAAAACAAATAAATGAGGTGTTGTTTCCTTAATATTTATAAATAAAACTTACAATGGGGCTCACTAAACCAAAACTGAAAGAAATAATCAGAGAAGAAATCATAGAAATTTTATCTGAACAATCTCCTGAAGAAGTAGAAAAACTTAATGTTGCTCTAGAAAAAACTATAGAGCTAAAAAAACAAGCAGGGTTGACTGAAGATGAAGATGAACCAAAAGCATCTGATTTAAAAAGCGATTCAGTTGCTTCTTTAGCTAAAGAATTGGGTAAAATTACTCGTGAAATGAAAACAGTAGTTAACCAATGGAAAAAAGCTGAAGGTGAGGAAAAAGAAGATTTACTTAAAAGATTGAAAGAGCTTACCGCTATGAAAAAAGAGGTAGAAGCTCTCCTCTAAAATATGTCACAGGATCTAAAAAAAATAATTCGTCAAGAATATATAAAATGTGCTACAGATCCAGTACATTTCATGAAAAAATACTGTTTTATCCAACACCCCCAACGAGGTAAAATTTTATTTACATTATACCCTTTCCAAGAGAAGGTATTAAATTTATTTAAGGATAATCCTTATTCTTTAATTTTGAAATCTAGACAGTTAGGTATTTCAACTTTAACTGCTGGTTATTCTCTTTGGTTAATGTTATTTCATGAGGGGAAAAATGTGTTATGTGTAGCTACAAAACAGGAAACAGCTAAAAACCTAGTAACTAAGGTTAAATTTATGTATGATAATTTACCTTCTTGGTTACAAATATCAACTGAAGAAAATAATAAATTAACTTTAAGATTAACTAATGGCTCCCAAATAAAAGCTACCTCAGCTGCTTCGGATGCGGGTAGATCAGAAGCTGTATCTATGTTAGTAGTTGATGAAGCTGCATTTATTGAAGGTATAGATAATATATGGGCTTCAGCCCAACAAACTTTATCAACCGGAGGTGGTGCAATTGTACTTTCTACCCCTAATGGAACTGGTAATTGGTTTCATAAAATGTGGACTAAGGCTGAAGCAAAAGAAAATGAATTTTTACCTATTAGGTTACCTTGGATGGTACACCCAGAAAGAGATCAAACATGGAGGGATAGGCAAGATGATTTGTTAGGCGACCCGCGTATTGCAGCTCAAGAGTGTGACTGTGATTTTAATACCTCAGGTGATGTGGTATTCTATAATGAATGGATTGAATTTATTAAAGAAACTACAATACAAAACCCCGTTGAGAGAAGAGGAGTTGACCAAAATTTATGGATATGGGAATCTGCAGATTATGCGCGGGAGTATTTGATTACTGCTGATGTCGCTAGAGGTGATGGAAAAGATTTTTCTGCGGCACATGTCATAGATATTGAAACAAATACCCAAGTAGCGGAATTTAAGGGTCAATTACCACCTAAGGAATTTGGATATTTTTTAGTTGGACTAGCAGCAGAGTATAATAATGCAATGTTATGTCCTGAAAATGCTAATATTGGATGGGCAACACTTGACGCAATAAGGGAAAGGGGATATAGAAATTTATACCATTCTCCCAAATCGGATAAACTAACTGCAGAATCATATCTTCAATCTTATGAAGGTAATTCTGAAATGGTTCCTGGCTTTACAATGTCCATGAGAACTAGACCTTTAATTATTAATAAATTTAGAGAATTTATAGGAGATAGAAGTGTAACTATTCGTTCTAAAAGACTTCTAGAAGAAATGAGGGTATTTATATGGAAAAACGGAAGACCCGAAGCCCAAGTTGGATATAATGATGACTTAATTATGGCTTTTGGGATTGCAATGTTCTTAAGAGATACTTCATTAAAATTTCAACAAGAATCCTTAGATAGAGCTAAAGCAGCTCTGGGGAATGTTAGCAAAAATGATCATCATACACCAGGTGTAGTAAGTGGAAGAACCCAAAACCCTTACTCAATGGAAATTAATGGGAAGAAAGAAAATATAACTTGGCTTATTTAAAAATAAATTATGGCAGATAAAGGGCTTTTTTCGAGATTACAAAGATTGTTTTCCTCGGATGTTATTATAAGAAACGTTGGTAATAATCAACTTAGAACTTTTGATACTCAACATATCCAAGTATCTGGAGATATCCAAACTAACTCTTTAATAGATAGATTTAGTAAACTTTACACTAGTAATATTACATCTTTATATGGTCAACAGGTTTCATTTAATTATAGAACTTTAAGACCTACTTTATATTCTGAATATGATGCTATGGATACAGATGCTATTATTGCTTCTGCTTTAGATATTATTGCCGATGAATCTACCCTTAAAAATGATTTAGGTGAAGTCCTCCATATCAAATCCCCAGATGAAGATATCCAAAAGATTTTATATAATCTATTTTACGATGTTTTAAATATTGAATTTAACCTTTGGCCTTGGATTCGTAATATGTGTAAGTATGGGGATTTCTTTTTAAAATTAGAAGTTGCCGAAAATTTTGGAGTTTATAATGTTATTCCTTATTCTGCATTTAATATTGAAAGAATAGAACATTCGGATCCTGAAAACCCATCTAAAGTAGTATTTAAATTTGATCCTGATGGTGTAGCATCAAGTGATTATGGCTACTATAATGTTCCTAATCAACAGGATTATCAAAATTCAAATTCAATCTATTTTGAAAATTATGAAATAGCACACTTTAGATTATTAACCGATGTTAATTTCTTACCTTATGGACGAAGCTACATTGAACCCGCTCGTAAGTTATTTAAACAATATACTTTAATGGAAGATGCAATGTTGGTACATAGAATTGTAAGAGCACCTGAAAAACGTATCTTTTATTTAAATATTGGTTCTATCCCACCTAATGAGGTAGAAGCATTTATGGAAAAAACTATTTCTAAGTTAAAAAGAACCCCATATGTTGATCCACAAACGGGTGATTATAATCTAAAATATAATCTTCAAAATTCATTAGAAGATTTTTATATTCCTGTTAGGGGGAATGATTCATCTACTAAAATTGAAACAACCCCAGGTTTACAATATGATGGTATCCAAGATGTAAATTATTTAAGAGATAAATTATTTGCTGCTTTAAAAGTACCCAAAGCCTTTATGGGCTATGATGAAAATCTTGAAGGAAAAGCAACATTAGCAGCTCAAGATATTAGATTTGCAAGAACTATTGAAAGAATTCAAAGAATTATTACTTCTGAATTATATAAAATTGCTATGGTTCATCTTTATTCACAGGGCTATACAGGTGAGCAGTTAGCCAATTTTGAAATTTCATTAACTAATCCTTCTATCATTTATGATCAAGAAAGAATTGCTCTATTAACTGAAAAAACTAATTTAGCTAAAGAATTAATTGATAATGGATTACTTCCTACTGATTGGGTATATGAAAATATTTTCCATTTATCTGAAGATCAGTATGATGAATATAGAGACCTAATTTTACAGGATAAAAAACGTAAATTTAGACAAAATCAAATGGAAAATGAAGGAAATGATCCTATGGAATCCGGGAAATCATATGGTACACCCCATGATTTAGCTTCATTATATGGTAAAGGTAGAACATATTCTGATCCTAATAATCTACCAGATGGATATAACGAAAAATCTCCATTGGGAAGACCTCAAGAAAAAATTACTAATAGAAATACCCAAGATGATAACTTTGGTAAAGACAGATTAGGAGTACAAAGAATGAAAGATGCTGATAAAAATGAAGGAGATAGTATGAATCCCGGGTTTAAGGGAGGATCTGCTTTATCTTTAGAAGGTAAAAGCCATTACAATAAATATAGCGAAATGTTTAAAGATATACCGTCTTCAAATAAAAAACGTATGATTTTTGAAGATGATAAATCAGGTGAATCATTATTAGATGAATCTAACATTAAGGACTGATATTTATAATATATTTATAAAAAAATATACTCAATGAAAATCAAACATTCCAAGTACAAAAACACAGGGCTTTTGTTTGAATTGCTAGTGAGAAGGATTACTTCTGATACACTATCGGGTAAACCCTCCCCTGCATCCGTGATTTTAAAAAAGTATTTTGTTAATACTGAGTTAGGAAAAGAGTACAAGTTATACGAATCCTTCTTTTCTAAAAAGGGAGTAAGTGAAGTTAAAGCATCTACTACAATTTCTATAATTTTAGAATCTTCTAAAAAGCTTAATAAGCAAAAACTTCGTAAAGAAAAATATAACCTTATTAAGGAATTAAAACAGCATTACAATGTTGAAGATATTTTTAAAACTAAAATATCTGAGTATAAAGAAATAGCTTCTTTATATAAACTAATTGAATGCTACAATTCAGATTTAGTTAATAATCCTAATGAGTTAATTGACATTAAGGTTAATTTAATGGAATATCTAACCCAATCATCAGTTGATAAAGATAAAGTAGCAGATACTATTTTAGAAGAGTTTGGGACGTATGATAAAGATTTAAGAGTATTAACTTATAAGATTCTTCTAGAGAAATTTAACAGTAAATACTCAGAATTAAATTCTAATCAAAAACGTATTTTACGTGAGTATATTAATTCAATTGATTCAACGTCATATTTAAAAGAATTTTACAATAAAGAAGTTGCCCAATTACATATCCAACTAACAGAAAGATCTAAAACTATAAATGATAAGGTTTTAAAAATCAAAC